CGCAAATGGGCAACTGGTATAAATGCACCAGTGATCCAAAAATTGTTCGTATTTATGACGATTTACTTACCAACTTACCAACTTACACGGTAAGTAGAATTGAAGGTAAGTTGTAAGTTGTTGATTTTATTAGATAAATACGAGTTACTTACCGAGGTTACCAAAGGCTTCGGTAAGTATTTTGTGCCTGCTAAGTCATTGATTTTACTGGTACTTACCAACTTACCGTACTTCCCCCCCTATAGGGGGTATAGGGGGAGGGTAAGTAACCCCTCTCCCCCTACCCTAATAACGCAATTAAATGGAGCGAATACATAATGCCAAAAGTAGGACAAAACTTACCAAAGGAACAACGTGATAAAGGTCTTAAAAGACTAACGCAAAGACAACAAGATTTTCTTGATAACTTTATGCACAAGGATATGACGCAAACTAACGCAGCGAGACAAGCTGGTTATAGCAATCCTTCAGTTGATGCAGTTAGGTTGTTGCGTAATCCCGTTGTGCAGGAACGATGGCAAGAGATGCAGGAGGAGAATCGGGCTCGCTTCGGGGTCACTCTTGATAAGTCGCTTCGGGATCTGTTAAAGATCCGTAACGAAGCTATAGAACGTGAAAGATATGGTGAAGCTATTCGGGCTGAAGAACTACGCCTTCGGGCTTCTGGTGTGCTCATAAACAAGTCTCATGTGCTACATGAGAAAGTTGATAGCATGTCAAAGGAACAAATAGTGGCTGAACTTAAGAAACTACAGGACTTAGCACAGAATCGCATGAAAAGAGCCAGTGTTTCCCATATAGAACCAAAAAAGATAGGCAAAACTAGCTAAAAGTGGGATAATCGGGCAATACACTTGGCGTGTCGGCAGCCGAGGTCACCGAACAATTCCTATAGCAGCAACGGATCGGGCATAGCATCGGGCTCCAGCCAGGGACGAATGCGAAGAATTGTTCGGAGTCAGTGCAGGTCCTCCCTGGTGATCGGGTCGGATCGGGCTGCTGATCGGGCTGATAAATGCTGCAGTCGCACAATTGTTCGGGTTCGGGCAGCAGGTTACGCTGCTGGTCCCTGGAGGCAGCCGCTGTGTCGGGCTCGGGTCAGGTCCCCTGGCTGCTGTATCCGTACAATTGTTCGTATTCAGGGACCAGGCAGCAGGTGTACCAGGGACTCGCTGTGGCAGCAGGACCTGCAGCTCCTGAAAGCGTACAATTGTTCGCACTCATAGCAGCAGGTTAATACTAACGGTAATGTAGGAGTCGGTACGACATCACCAAAAAAAATAAAAAAAGTTATTGACATTAGTAATGTAATGATTACTATATATATTATATTCATTCAGCCAAGGAGAAAAAACATGAATTATGAAAATATGAAAGAGGCTGTAATTAAGCAGCTTAACATGGACCAAGATGATACCAAGCAAACACTGGAAGACGTAACCAAAGGAGGTGCTGCTGGTGGATTCTCAGGTTTTATTTATCATTACGAAACTGTTAAATTTGCCAAAGATAATATTAAATCTATCTATGGTTATGCTAAAGAACAAGCCCAGGATTTAGGCGAAGATGTTTACAAAATGATTCAAGGCTTTAACTGTTTAAATGATATGAACCCGTTAATTTCCGAGATTGCCGATACGATACACGGGCACCCTGACAAAGCAACGGTTACTGACGGAATGGATACGCAGATACTTAACGCTTTAGCTTGGTATGCTCTTGAGGAAGTTGCATACAGGGAGACCGAATATGTTTAATACATCAGCACACATTCATATAATCGAAGACGATAACGGGGACATTACAGACATAAAAGCGTATTGTTCGGATAATTGTAACAAGCAAGACAATGGTGATAATTACCAAGGCTGGAACGGATTGAACGAAATTTCCAGCAGCCAGAAGTGCGAAAACATAACCTGCAATAACCAGTTAGCAGGAGTAAACGAAGACTAATCGGGAAATTGTTCGGGAAAATCGGGAGCGGGTCAACCTGCTGCCGATTTTTTTTGTCTTGGTTTTGGCTACAGGTATTATTGGTTCTACCTGCAGCGGCACCAGTACGAACAATTGTTCGAAGTCGCAGCAGGTATTCCGCCTGTAAAAAAAAAGTTTAATTACCTGTTGACATATTAGTAGTAATGATTACTATATATATAAACAGCCAAGGAGTATAAGATGGACTTTTTAGAAATAGTAATAACCGTAGCATCAGCAATCACCTTTTGGGCGTTAGCTTGTGCAGTCGTAATAATAATACCATTTTAAGGAGGTAGTAATGAAAAAGATATATTTTGCATACGGTGCAAATACAAATAAAGAAGCTATGAAGCATAGGTGCCCTAATGCTAGGGCTATTGGGGCTGGTCATATAAATGACTTTAGACTCAAGTTTAATAACGTAGCTGATATTGATAAGTTTACTTATCCAGAAATTGAAACAGCTTGGTATAGTGAAGCCCCAGCAGTTATCTGGGAAATTACACCAGAATGTGAGAAAGCCCTAGATAGATTCGAAAGCTTTCCTAGCTTGTACAGGAAAATAGAAGTAGACGGATACATTCACGAAAAGAATACGAATGGCGACTACTTTAAAAGCTATAACGGCTTTGCTTACAAAATGAACTGGTCGGGTCTAAACATACCTAACGCTAGTTATGTCCACACGATAAGGGACGGTTTAAAAGGTTTTCATCCTAGAAGCAACTGGGACTATATCGATAAGATGATAGATGAAGCTATACTTGAAAGCTTTAAAGCATCAGAAGAGAGCCTCAATTCCCTTCGAAAATACGGGGGCTCTAACTGGCGATAACTTAACCCTTGGCGAGAACCCCAGCTTTGCCTGGGGTTTTTTCCTGAACGGATACGAACAATTGTTCGTGTTCATCGGGCATCGGGCACCAGGGGCATCTGCCCAATAGGTTATCCACAACTTATCCACATATATAGGTTTAAGGTTTTTTGGATTTTTTTTTGAAAATTGTTCGTATTCACTTGAATATTGCAATCATTACTATATAATAAATGTAAGTTAACAACAAAAAAGGGAAATTAAGAATGCAAGCTTTATTTCAAAAGATAGGTTCTAAGTCTAGATATGCTTTAGGTTTTGAACCAGAAGTTAAAAACAATAATAAAACATATGTACATATGAATGACATTAATAGAAATTCATATAGTCCAATAAAAGGACTAGTCCATAAGCCAGACGGTTCTAGAGCTGACATTGAACAAGACTTGCCAGTTCTTGCAGATTGTCAAGTAGCATGGGATTATTTAAAAGATTGTCTTAAGTTATTAAGTTCTAACAATAGTTATATTAATACTGATTGTTCAGTTCATATGCACGTTAGCACATTGCCAATAAGACCAGACTTAACTAATGAACAATTTACTTTAAAGTCAATTCAACTTAAAAATGAATATTCTGGTTTAGGGCACTATCTAAACAATGCTAATAATCTAAACGCTTTATTTGATACTAGACCTAGCGTTCAATTGCCGCTAGATGTAGTTAAGGACGTGGGATATAGAATTAGTAAACATATAGACTTTTTTGGTTCTACAATAGCACGTTCAAGACGTGATGCTTACTTTTGCAAATATCCAGCGTCACATACTCAAATAAAAAATGCTAATCCAACATTGCAAAACCTAGGACGATTATTTAAAGGTAACGGTTCAGTCGAAAAATATTCTGCAATTAGTGTTAATCATTACAGTTCAAAAAAGACTTTAGAGTTTAGGTCTCATTCTGGAACTATGGAATATAAAAAGCTTATTACATGGTCTAGGTTTATTACTAACATTATAGACCATAGCTTACAAAATAGATTTAAAGCTAATACAGTTCAAGAACAACTAACAAGTCCTTCTTATATAGGACGTTCAGCAAATACCATTAAGTCCAGACTATGGGATTTTTGCAGGGTTGAAGGTGGACGTTCAACGCAAGACATAATGGCACATTGCAATATTAGTTGTGCTAATTCAGTAAGACGAACAATTGCGGAAATAAGACAAAATGAAAATTATGAACCTTTTGTTGTTACTCATAACCAACAAGAATATGGTACTCGATATGGTACAAGCCAAAACTATTCTAATAATGGTTATGAAATATTAACAAGTGTTAATGTTAATAGACCTAGTAATAATATAACATTCATTAATAACAATGAAGAACGTGCTTCAAGTTCTCTAATTGAAAACTTAGACAATCAAACACTTGCAGATTTACAAGAACGTATAAGGCAATTAAATTAATTGCCTTATCTTTTTTGTTGTTAAATTTAACGGGGACTATACCCATAGTCCCCTAACAAATTTATATATTTTTAGCAAAAAATCTCTACACCAAGTTTTACTCAAACGCCCCCCATGTTTTTAAAACACGACCCCAAAAAAAATTTTACAAAAAAATTCTTGCACTTTTGTGTAAAGATTACTATATTTAGTGCCGAAAGAGGCACGAATGACAACATATAGATTTCGAGTACCGCCAATGAGAGAGTTTAAAGCTACGAATGACGAGCATCTTATGCGTGAAGTGGGAAAGACATTCTTTTATACAAAATTAGACATGCCTCTGCTGCTTAAGAACGTAGCTAATGCGTGTTGCGATTGGAATGGCATGGCGTATCGTTACGGAACTACGGAAGAATTAATTACAGACATGAAGAAAAACGATCTTTTAGTTAACATAGATGAGAGGAAAGCCAATGAAAAGAGTTGACCACGGGTATGCAGACTTATCAGGGAGTGATGTATACAAGTTACGCAAGGATTTAAACTTAACCCAGGACAAAATATCCAAAAAATTAGGTTTAAGTTTACGAACATGGTGTCATTATGAGTATGGGACGCAGAGAATGCCAGTTTCTGTACACATGGCGATACAATTTTTACAAAACAAGGAGGCTGGAGAGGCAGACAAGGCGTTTAATGACGTTAAGGAGTACAAGGAGCCGTTAACAAAGTGGGATTTTGATAGGATTGAGGCATTAAGGAACAAAATCAAGCGTGATATGACGAATAATGGTGAGTTACAATCGCAGGTATCTGAGTTAGCATCTAAA